CTAAAGTGCCTGCTCACACGGGTAGCAACACGGCATTCATGCCCAACCACATCATGAACGACGCCGGTCACTACATGCCGTGGACCAGCACCTATCAACTCAACCGTGGTCGATTCCATTGGCGTCAAACCATCAACTGGGAACCTGCTCAGGGTAAGCCCAATGTTGAGATTCTGCGCCAGCGTCCCGAGGCTGGTCGTATGTATGGTGAAGTGTTCACTTCAGGAGCGACTAACCTCACGGTGTCCAATGTTCATGACTACCGCATGGCTCACCCCAACCGTCACGGGGTCTACATGGGCTTCTCCATGGCGAGTAGTTCAGACTGGTGTTTCCACATGGATGGCGGTTACCATCCGGGTGGTTCGTGGATGGACAATCAAATTACTTTCAATCCGCCTCATCCTGATGACAGCAGTCGAGTGTCAAAGAGCGCCATTAGCGGCAACGAATTGCATCCCAGTGCTTTCCGTGTTGCCGCTCCACTGGCGACCAAGATTCTCTACGGCTCTTCGGGTGCCTTTGTGTCTGAAACAGTCACGCGTGACATCGTCGACATGGAATACATCGCTGTAGACGCCACTCGCTGTCAAAACGGAGAAGAGTTGGCCGCTCTACTCGGTGCCGCTATCAACACCTATCCCGGCGGCGGTGCACTCAAAGCCATGGGCGGGACCTTCTTACCGAGTTTTAGCAACGCCATGAAGCAAGACCGTTACGGGTGGCGGGAACTTGAAGGCGCTAACATTGTCGACTATTCGCAAGGAGGTGGAGGCATCGCTCTCAATTCGTCCTTCATCACCGTCGACATTGGTAGCAATCCTGACGATGGTTACAACATTCCTGAAACGGGTTGGATTCGCACCACTAACTCGTTTGCTACAACTATCCTCGGAGAGAACTCACCGGCCTTTGCTCCCTATCACAGCCGCATCGTCCTGTATGTCGGTGGTAGTTACAAAGTCAAGTTCTTCCTTGGACAGAATCGAATCAGCGGTTACGGTGCTTTTGAGAGTGTAGCGACATGGGATAACTACCTTGACGGTAACCCGTTGACCTACCCAACGCTGGGCTCCGGTGTATCGGGACTAAAACTGTATGTGTGGGTTAAGGCAGGTGTCCACCAATGGAGGAATACGACGAGGGTGAGCGGTTATGGACAAGTCCACTTCAACGGCCTCGTTGACGCCATTGACCGAACTAAACCCGTTGGTGTTGCAGGTTGGGCTGGTGAGCGCTATTCCTATCTCAACACACTGAGTGGTGGGCTTAGCGGACAATATGCTGCTGGTTTGGGAGCATGGCACGCTTCGCTTGGTTTCTCACCCTACGGTGGAAGCATGGGCTGCGCCAGCGTGCTCGGCCATCTACCGAACATCACCCCCATGCCGAACAGTCCTGAGTCTGCACCACCGAACAACGGTTCAGATGGGTTGGCTACCTTCCCCTCCAATAGCAACCCCGATGCGCCGCAAGACCGCTACGATATGGGAACAGACTCAGGTTCCTACACCCTCGGCTTTACCGACAGTAGCGACTTCAACACACCGCCCATCATGGAAAACGAGCCTGAGATGCAGAAAGAACTCACTCACATGCAAGGTGTGTTCTCCCGTGCGATGCTTGTTATCTCTCATGAGTCAGAATTGGCTCTTGTCGCCAAGACGGACCGTGACGGGCAAAAGAGCGTTGGTGACTGGCTGCGTCTTGTCGACGCTGCTGATGTCACTAAGGCGGGCACAGTGCGCTGGGACGACCGCATTCACGGTCAAGACCGCTTTTATGCTCCAGCCCACGCAGGTCCGAATGTCGAGGCACTCATCCACGGTGCAACTTCTCGTCCAACTATCTCAGATTACACTGTTACGAACGCTTTGGACGGCGCTCCATTTGACGCAGAGTTCTCACTTCATCCGCCGATTGCTGCTGAGAGTGACTTGGAAAACGCTGAGCCCTGCTTTACGAAAACCGGCGACCTCTTTTTCGACCTTGACAAGAGCATCGGCTCCCACTTCTCAGCCAGCGCAGGGGCGCAACGGAATGTTGCTGCTAACTTCTATGCTTCCGCATCTGTCCAACCTTCTACACTGTTTGGCGGGACGAAGCAAAAAAACACCTTTTGGGTCGGAGATGTCAACGCTTACGAGATGTATGCTCGCTCCCCTGCTAAGAACTTCAACATTGAGCATGTTGTGTGGAAACGAATGGACGGTGGTAGCCTCTCGATGCCTGCCGTCAACGCTCGTGGACTTGGTGCTGTGCCTTGGGTGAACCGTGTCAGCGGCGGTGTAGGCTACACTACGGGTGAGAAGTTGCTTGGGAATGTCCGTTTCTCTTTTGAGACAACGAACAGCGCTATGTTACCTGTCCTGCAAGCGCAGGAACTGGCGCATCCGCAACTGGCTGAAAAGCACCGTATCAAACTACAGAATGTGCTTGAGATTCCCAACGAGCATCTGCAGTTTGAAGAGATGGAAGTCATTGACGACACGGGACAAACACACACGCTTAGCGGCGGCTCGCCACTCGGTGTGGTCATTCGTGCCTTCCGTGCTGCTGGTGAGCGCCTCGCCAGCGGTTTGGCTCCTTCGGTAGCCAACACCTCAACCTCGCCAAACCTCGTGGTCCAACTTCCTGACCCTGAGTCCATCCCCGGTAACATCCTTGTCCGCAGCGGATTTGACCGGCTGCAAGCCTATCAAAACGAGACAATGGGCGACGGCGGTATGATTCACCCCGACCTTGGTGCGAGCCACCTCGGACATCTGTTTGACAACGCCATCAGCGGACCGCGCTACGGTCCGACCATGAACGAAGTGGGTTGGGAGCACATCGCTGAAGGTAGTGCCTTCCCCGACAGCACGAAAGATGGATGGGTTGAGACGACCGGCAACCGCACCCTGCAATCGTCCTATGAGTTGCACGACCGCACGCTCTTCTTCCATGTCACCAAGATGGGTCACAGCCATACTGAACGCTTCCCAACCGTCTACACGCACAGCAACGGCGTCGAGACGCAAAGCCTCTCCGTGTCGTCCTATAGCAGCGGCGTGCTGACGGCTTCGGCCACCATCAACACCCGTGTCTTTGACGCTGCGTTTGCCTCTAAGGAAGTCAGCGACAACCGTCGATTCTTGCGTTTGTCGAGTGGAAGCGAGTCCTGTGTGGTGTCCTACAACGAAATCAACGGCGCTCAGTTCCGTGGTGTGGTGGGAGACATCGACTTTGCTCAATTCATCATCAACCACCCCAACGCTTCCATCACGCCCTCCTACTACATCCCTGCTGGTAGCACTCGTTTCTTTGCAGCACGCCGCTTGCGTGACCATGCCGAAGTGAGCGGTAACAGCCCTGACATGGCTCATACTGAATACATCACCGGCACTGCGTTGCTCGCTCACACACGCTACAGCAAACCGCAACTCACACCAATGCCGATGCCTCGTATGGGACACCACTTCGTCAACGCTACGATGCCGATGCTGCCCGGCCACTGGGCGCATCCTGCTTACCAAGGCCTCTACGGCAAGCACGAGGCCGAGCGCAGAGCGACACTCCAAGATGCCGACCTCATCCGTCTACTGGAGAATGTGGACCCAACCACGACAACCCTACCGTCCAGCGTCACCGACTACCTACACCCTCTCAACCCGCAACTGCGCATCGGTAGTCTGACCGCTACGCCGAGCGGTCCCAGCGACATCCATGGTGGGGCCTTCACGCTGATGTTTGAAACAAAGGTGCGCTTTGATGGCTACGGCGTCCTCGCATCCAAGGGCGATGCTGGCGACATCAACAAAGCCGGTGGCCACTCCATCGTGCTTGAGGCAGGAGCCAACTACACGCAGGACGGACACTTCCCTGACCCTGCCGAGGTTGGTGCCTATCAAATTGTCATCCAGCCTAACCTGCGTAAGCAACAACTTACTGGCTTCCATCATAACAACAGTGACGCTTCAGCCTTACCCGACGGCACTGCTCGTGAACTCACCGGTCAACAAGTGCACCTCGTAGTCGGCATCAAGTATGACAGCGAGCGAGGGACGGCGATTGGTGCGGCGACTCTCATCCTTTCTGAAGCGACGCTTGCTGATGTGCGTGGCTGCGAGATTTTCGTCAACGAGGTCATCCTTGACCACGACCCTGACCACGGCAGTCAGTTTAGCAATCTCCCACCGATGCTGCTTTACAACGCACTGGGTGTGCAGGGTAGCGAGTCGCCCACTTTCACTCGTCGCTCTCACCCCTATCACACGAGCATGTTCGTTGACGCCACACCCGGTTACACATTGAACATCCCATGGTGGAGCATTTTGCATAAAAACTCCCCCGATGACGCTACGGCCACAGGTTTCCGCCATCTCGCCCTCTATCGTCTTGACAACTACTACGAGTTCTGTCGTGCCTCTCATGGAGCACTTGGCGCTCAGTTGACGCTTGGTGGCTATCCCTCCATCAGCCCTGACATCTACTCCAAGGTGCTGGCTAACACCTCCATTTCACCTGTCGCCACAGTGCAGAGCACGGGCGTTGGTTACATTCAGGTCGATGACGCTTCGTTGTTCCCTGAAGTGCCCTACTACGGTCAACAACTGGTCTACACCGATAATGACGGTGTGACTCAGACGCTGTCTTACACCAAACGCACAGGCTTGACTTACAGTAGCGGAACAATGAACCAACCCTATCGTTTCATCACGACTGCTTTGAGTTTGCCGAGTGCGGGCACCGTGCTCCGCTTAAGTCGACCTTACAGTCGTGAAGTTTCGACTTCGCTATTGACCAAATCGCAAGGTGTTTTGTCGCTCAATCTCGACCAGTTGCGTGGTGGGACACGAGATACGAACAGTCTCTACACTCCTGACGCATTCGTTTGCGCATGGCATCCGAACCTCGGTCGACCCCATACTTTCTACTCCGACAGCAGGCGAACATGGGGCGACGCTACTGATGACCGGGCTGTAGACAAAGCGGCCTACAACAGCATGCCTGAACACTTTGAGACGGTGCATTATCACGGCGTCAACTACGCCGCCAGCCTTGGTCCGTTCCACCTCGATTTCAAGACGCCCGAGCCACCCAGTCAGTTCTCAGGCACTTTCCAATCAGCGGCCGGTTCACCTTCCACCATCACGATGAATGCTGATGTCAGTAGCGACGGGGCTTCAGCAGGCGATTACATTTTTGTCGAAGGTAAGGTGTTGGGTAAAATTGCAGGCGGTGGAATAAGCGGTGTGAACATTGTTCTGACTACAGACATCCTCTTTACACCGGCTGTTGGTTCCAAGGTCTACTTTGGCGCTGACGGAACAGCAGAGACGGCTGCTAACATTCACATTATGTCGGGTTATGAAGCGCAAGGCAGCAACACTGTCATGCTCAGTCACTATTGGCCAAGCGGTAGCCGTGGCGGACCACTCGTCAGTCGTCTTGACGGCTATGCTGCTTGGTCTGCTGCGTGGAATCTACCAGCCCTCTACGAAGCAGGCGGCGGTAAGCATTGGGAAGACACTGGCGATGCTGCTTCTTATACTGCGAGCGACGGCATCGGCATCGCATCGAGTCTTGTGAGCACCCGCTCTTATCCATTCGGCTACCGATTCGGTCTGCGTCAACCGTGGAACCGCCCTCAATGGGGACACTACGGCATGCGTGCCTTCACTGAATCCTCCTATAGTAGCAGCAACCTGACCCTCGGTTACAAGCCCGGTCCACTGGTCGAATACGAATCGCAAGATTGGAATTACGCTGGTGGTGCTGGTTTGACCCCAAAAACGCTACCAACGACCTATGTTGGCGTTATGGAAAGGCAGACCAACTTTAGTGGTATGCTCGGGCCCGACAAACCTGAATGGCAGGTGCGCTACAGCGACGGTCGCCGCATGACTCGCTCGTTTGGCTGTCCTGTTCGCATCATTCGCAACAATGCTGACGCTCCTCGTGACTGGTGGGGTGATAGCCAAGGTCTTGGTATCGGCACCATTGAAGGTGCGGCGGGCTACTATCTTGTCGACTGGTGGGGCAACACTCGCGGTGAAGATGTCCGCAAAGCACCGGTGCGTGGCTTCGGCATCCGTCCTGCTTGGGACGCAGGCGACGCATACGAATACGACCGCACTTACGGTCGTTCACCTTACGCTCGCTTGTGGAACGGAGGTAAGCCGATTGTCAACTTCAAAGGTGTCGTTGACCCTCTTACGGGCAAAGTGTTGAGCAGCCCAACTGAAGTCATTCCACGCTTTGGTGGTCGACTCAATGACACAAACAACAACAACGCCTTCGTCCTTGTCGATGTCTTTGCCCCAACCAACGCCATGCGTGTCGGCGACATGGGTGGTGGGCGTGGTGTGCGTTATCCAACGCAGTTCAACGAGGATGTTCTAACCGAATTAAGCGCCGTCTACGAAGGTTCGGGCATCGTTCTCTCGCATCACACGGCTGAGCCAACCTTCGGTCAAGGGTTGCTGCGACCTCGTGATGATGTGCTGCAGCCCGACGAAGTCAAGCGTGGTATCAGTGGTCGCCTTGAAATTGCTGAGGACGGTTTGCTTAAGCCCGAGGCTGCAGTCAGCGACCGTGTCGAGAGCATCACCGGCACCTCGGTGCACAAAGAGCCAATCTCTCGCTCCTCGCCCCGTATCGGTATTGACGCTGACACGCTTGAGTCCTTCTCCACCGGCATCAATGCCGACATGGTCGCCATCAACAGTGAGGCTCATAGCCTGCACACTGACCGTGGTGTTGGGCAGCGTATCGTCCTGCAGGGTGGATTGCAGTCAGGTTCGCAGACGCTGGAAGACTACGACCTAACGAGCCTCTCCTTCGCTGCTCAACCTCAAGGCGGGGTCATGCGTTTTAGCCACACTGGTAACATCAAGCCCATGGGCGGCACCTACATCCTTGAGTCCCGCTCGTTCGTCAACCCATTCGATGACACCGGTTGGGGTCGCAGCGGTTCGGGCACAACCAGCAATCCATATCAGACCACGACAAGCACGACGACACCTCATAACCTCACGGACACGACAGTGCGATTCATGTTGCGTCCGGTGCGTCTGCTGGACAACCAACACATCGAAGTCTTCCGCCCTGTTCGCGCTGTCGCCAGCGGCACACCTCAATACGGAAGCACCTTCTACACCGCCACTGCTGGCGGCAAGTATGGGCTCTTCACCTACGAGTCCACCAACGCCTCAGCGGGCTCTTACATGCGTGCAACGGTGCCTGACGGAAACGCTCCTTACCAGCCCGTTTATTTGATGGAAAGCAGTAGCGACACTGTGCCGGTGTCGAAGGGTCCGAAACTCCCCGGTTCGGCGATGCCTACATTCGACACCGGCACACTCAAGTCCACAGTGACTCGTTTGCTCATCAGCGAGAACACGCTGCAGCACTATCGCAGCGACGCTCCTCGTCGCACAGGTAGCGGTAAGGACTACTCAGTCAAGCCCCGCTTCAGTCAGTCTCTGCATAGCAAGGGACACAAGGCCGATGTGACTTACAACACATCCGACCACAGTGGTGATGCTCCGTGACCTTCCTTGCACAGCAACGCACGACCGGTGACACCGATGTCGTGATGAAGCAAGTGCGCAAGCCAGTCTTCGTCGACAACGCAGTGCACCTTGGTGAAATTGCTATGCAGGGCACAACGCAGGCTAAGGTCACCGTCAAGCAACGCAAGACCTCAACCTACGCTGTCGCATCAACGCACTCTTACACCATCGACGAGCGTCAAGACAGTGTCGTTTTGACTCACACATCAACGCCGGGTCACACTTCACAAAATCGCATCTTCTACATGCGTAGCGATGCTGCTTCAAATAGTCCGAGGATGTTGTATTCTATAGACCAGCAGACTGAGCGCCTGTCACTCGGTAGTCACTCCACTGGAAACAAGGGTTCTGTTTTTGCAGTGCGGAACATGAAAGGCAAAACGCTCAGTGAACTGGGCTTCAACAGCACGGCAGGTTACGCAGCGCAGCCAATTGATGTCGGTTTCCGCACGACCGACATGGCCATGCGTCTTGGTCGTGACATCGCTGATACGCTCACCTCGGTCAACATCGCACTTCCGCTCACTCCCAGCAACTCCAGCGGTGACCGTCGCCGTCACAGCACCCGCTTTATCGCTACCGACTTCTACGGAGTCAACCTCGTCACGGCGTTGCGTTTCCTTGGGCGTCATGACAATCGCATCATCTACTTTGAGCGCTTTGGTAGCCTGCTCTATGTGCCGTTCAACTTCGGTGAAAGCGGTCGTTTCGTCGACGCTAACAACAGGACCGGGCCTGCTGGAACCAACCCAGTCGACAACACCAGCAACCGTGTTATCGTGCAAGGCACACCCCTCTCGGTCAACGATACCGCCTACGCCGAAGTCAGCGATGCTGAGCGACAGAGTGGTCGTGGTGGCGATGTGCAACAGGACCCGCAGGTCATTGAAGACTTCACGGTGCGAAACAACGAGGCGGCCCGTCGTGTTGCACGCAGCGTGTTGAAGGCCAACAACCTTCTCGCCGGTAACAAGACCAGTTCAGGTCACACCGCTTCATGGGACTTGCGACCGGGTAAAATCATCGAATATGAAGGACGCAACCGCATCCTCACCGAAGTGCGTCACAACCTTTCGGAGAACACCGCTGACCTTGTTTTCCTCACCGTTGACAGCGGCATTGAAGGCGTGCTGCAAGGCATTCTTGAGGGTGCTCAGAACACCGGCCGTCGGCCTGAAGTCGTCGAGCAGGTCATTGAACAAAACTTCTCGTTGTTTGGTGACATCGAAATTGTCACGGTTCCCATCATTACAATTCAGAATCACGGCCTCTCAGGGTTTATCATCGGTAAAGCCATGAACAGGGGCGTGCTCGGTGGAAGTAGTGACGAAGAAACCCTCGGTGGTAGCAAGTCCACTCCAATCACATACAGAGGTGACGCATAATGCCGGTAAGCGACCACATCAAACGGGCGCTGCTCGACACGATAGCGAGCAACATCAACGAGATGATTATTGGTTTCGATGGAACCCCATCTACGAGTTCTGATGGGGCCGCTGGTCGTCCAGCCATCACGCTCAATCCGACGGTGCGCATCGTCGATGACAACACCATCCTCGTTGAAGGTTTTATACCAGCATCGGAAGAGTTCACGGACTCCTTGAAAGAAGTCTATGTCCAGTTCCGTGGTTCAAACTCTTTCACGCCAGTCGCACGCCACACCATTCTCCCAGTGTTGAAAACCACACAGAACGAACTACGCATTCAATTGTTGATTGAGGTGAAATAGAATGACGATGACTACAGATAACCCCCTTTCGGGACACACAGACGGCGCTAACGATGGACTGACTGACGGAAGTCACATCCTCTCACCGTCCTTGACAAATCTCTACGAAGGCGTGCACGGCAACGGTATCTTGTTGCCGCACGATACGGCTTACGACGATAACGACCGCAACGACCCACCCGACCTTCCCGGCGCTATCAGTGCGGGAGCGGCCGCCAACCAGTTCGTGGTCAAAGCGTGCGATGTCATTCTTGACGGCATTCTCTACGCCATCGGCGGCGGCAGTGACATCACGGTCACGCTGACCAGCACGACCGCTGAGAAACTTGGCTCCTTCGTTGCACTCAATAGCGGCGAGGAGTGTCTTTTCGTAGTCGTTGCTACGGCTGATGGCCTCAAGGTAACGCAAACGGTCAACATCACGACCGCTGCAGGAGCCTACCCCTCCATTTCAGGCACGGCTGCTTCTTATCTCACCACCGGTAGCGGGGCTGGTGACAACCGTCAGACTATCGTGCTGGGCACAGTGCGTGCTGTCAACGCTGGTGGGGCGACCACGGGTGACTTGAACATCGAATCTCTGTCTGAATACAACGACAAGCGCGTCTTCGTGCGCCCTTCGCCGCTTTACTTCTCCCCAGTGCGTGACGGGACCATCTCGGCCACCACGGGCATCAACAGCCACACAGCGCTACAAACGGTGCACACGGGTCAACCCGCTACTTTTGGCGACAACGGCATCGTATGGCAGTCGTTTAACAGCGACGGCGAGTCGATGCTCTACTATAGCGCCAAAGACGGCAGCAACCGACACACTCACTTGCTCGGTCCTACCAACATTGATGTCTCCAGTCCAAGCACGAATCAGACCTTCACCTTTGACGGTAACCGGGTCTTCGTCTTGACGCCGAGCACCGGCATCACATTGAATCCCAGTCCCAGCAGCACCTTCCCACCGGGTCACACGGTCTTCGTCTCCGTGCCCAGCGGTAGCACCGTCACTTTTGACAGCACGGGGCTCAACCAAGCCATCGCAGCAGGCAACGCTCTCATGTTCGCCTACGACGGCACCAACTGGAAGCGCGTGCTCTTCAGCAGCACCGTGGCTACTACCTCCAGCGGGGCCAGCGGTCTTGTGCAATTGTCCGATGGTGCTGGTGGTTTTACCAGTGACTCAACGCTCTCATACGACACAGCAGCCAACGAACTCACCGTTAACGGTAAGTTGACCGTGACGGGGCTCATCGACCCAACTGGGCTTGAACTCACGCCTCAGGCCAGCAACCCGGCTGCTGCTGACGCAGGTGTCGTAGACGATAACACACTTTGGCTCGACAGCGGTGCGAGTAACCGTCTCAAGCACGGTGAACTGAGTGTCATGCGTGAGAACGATGACATCAGTGAACTCAACAACGATGCGGGCTTCGTAGACGCTGCTGGCGCTGCGGCTGCTGCTCCTGCGACCAACCTCACCTACACTGCTTCTACTCGTGTCATCGCCAGCAGCACTGGAACCAACGCCACGCTGACTGAAGTGGTAGCCGGTGGTAACTCCGGCTTGATGACAGGCGCTCAGGCTACCAAACTCGACGGTATCGAAGTGGGCGCAACAGCAGACCAAACGGCGGTTGAAATCAAGACGGCTTACGAGAGCAACGACGACACCAACGCCTTTACGGATGACGAGCAAACCAAACTTGCTGGTATCGCTACGGGCGCAGAAGTCAATGTCAATGCGGATTGGAATGCCGTGGGCGGCGATGCTGAAATCCTCAACAAGCCAACGGATGTAACCAACCTCGCAACGCACAGCGTGACTGAACTTAACGATGTGACCAATGCGGGTAGCGGAGCCATCATCACATCAGCCGAGCGCGCAACACTCGGAACAGCACTACAAGCAGAAACCGACCCTTTGTTTAGCATATCGCCAGCCGCTTCAATCACAAACGCAGGTTCGGGTGCGGTCATTACATCAGCCGAGCGCACGAAACTGACAGGAATTGAAACAGGCGCAACGGCAGACCAAAATGCCGATGAGGTTCCTGTCGCCGCACACTCTCCGACCAACTACTCCGCCGCTACTGCTGATGTTGAGGCTCACCTTGTTGGAATTGACAACGCACTCGCTTCTGCTGGTAGTGTGTCATCTGTGTTCGGAAGGACGGGTGCGGTTGTTGCTACATCGGGAGACTACGATGATAGCGAAATCACCGCCGCCGCAAGTGCAACAAACTACACTCCTACCGCATCAACGGTAGAAGGCCATCTTGCGGGCATTGACACCGCTCTTGGCTCGGTTGGTGGCGGAGGAACGCCATCGGGTGCGGCTGGTGCTATCCAATTCAGCGACGGTTTAGCCTTTGATGATGACGGTGCGAACTTGTATTGGGATGATGGGAACAACCGCCTCGGCGTTGGGACAAACACGCCAACAAATGCACTCCATGTAATAACGACTGAGTATCTTAACGATGGTGCTTATGCCGCACGATTTCAAGCGCATGAAGGAAATGTAGGTGTGACTCGCTACGGTGGTATTCACATAAGTAACGACAATACTGCACCAATAGACGGTGACGCATGGGAATCAAATCGCTGGCAGATAGGCCAAAGAGATGGAAACCAATTGGATTTTTCTTACGGGTCGCCAACAAACACCAACATTCCCGCAAGCGATACCGACTTAAGAATCACCGCTACGGGTGATGTGGGTATCGGCTTAGGGGCTACCGACCCATCAGCCAAACTCCATGTGAGCGGCAATGTGCTTATTGAAGACGGAACCACCGACGGTTCATCCGACCATTTGCTTGAGGTCAAGTCGGGTCAATCGGGAACCCCCGACAACGCTCGCATTCTCATTTCAGCCGACACCGATGTAAAATTGCCGATGTTTCACCTACGAGATATTGAGGCCAATGGCGGAACATTCAACGCTAACTATTCGGCTTACATAGCCCTTGACCGAGCATCGGCAATCGTCACAGGTTCGGCTCAAAATGATATGTTGATTGCTAACGGCAACTACAACAAGGACATTCACCTTTGCACAAACAATGCAGGGAATGGTTCGAGCGCACAGGCTCGTTTAACAATTGTCGGAAGCGATGGTGATGTAGGTATCGGCACGACTTCCCCCGCCCAAAAACTGCATGTGAACGGAACTATCCGACAGACAGGCGCAACATCAGCCGTTCTTGTCGCTAACGCTAATGGTGACCTCGTTGCCGCAAGCAACCTTACTGACACCGCTTACTCAACGACAGACACAACAGACGCGGCGGCTGATGTTTATGCGGCAAACCCTGCTTATTGGGCAGGCCCTCCGCCAACAACAGTAGCCGAAGCGTTAGACAGGATAGCGGCGCATCTCAATAACCCTGCTTTTTCACCGCCGGGTCCGATTCCTTGATGTGATAGTTAATGCTTGAAGGCACTGTCAACCCATAGGTGACCGCAGGCCCTACAGCACCACAGGCTGACCCGCTCTTTGTCACCGTCAAGGAACCGGGCTTGCAGACGACGAGGGATGTGCTCGTGCTCGCAGCGACGGCACTTGACCTTCATCTTGTCAAGCAGCCGACCCATTATTCTTCCTCGCTCTCCCAGCAATCAAGGCACCACTCGCCATCTACAAGATGTATTTGTAGGCAAGAGCGCTGACATGCGATGCAAGTAGCCACTTACTCACCACGCCGACCAATGATGTCGTCGATGCGTAGGATGGCTGTCGTGACCTCAGTAGCGCTCGTGATAGCGCTGCGGATGAGCGACATCGGTTCAAAGACCTGAGACTCACCCATGTCCATGATACCGCCAGTCTCCACATTGGGCCCGAAGGGCAGTCCAGCGTGGCGCATAGCGAGCACAGTGTCCAGTGCATCATGACCAGCGTTTTCAGCGATGGTGCCGGGGATAGCCTCCAGTGCGTCAGCGTAGGCTTCAATCGCCATCTGAGCACGACCACCCACCTCAGCAGCACGGCTCCTCAAGCAAGAGGCCAGTGCGAGGTAAGTTGCACCTCCACCGTAGCAGACGCTGTCGCCGTTGGCCACGAGGGACACGACGCCCAATGCGTCGTCAAAGCCACGCTGAACCTCGTCCAGCGTCGACTGCGTTGCGCCAAACAGCACCAGTGTAGCCTCGCTTGAGGCGAGGTTGTTGCTGACGAAGAGGTAGTCGACATCGTTGTAGCGGCGACGGTCGATGAGAGCCTCGCACAATTCCATGTCGCTCTCGGGCGTGTGGTAAGCGTTGACACCGAACTCGTTGCAGAGACGCTTCATGGTGCTCGGGGGCACACGGCGGCAGACAAAGACACCACGCTTGTGTAGATATTGCACGACCGTATCGTGCACCCCGTCGCGAACGAAGACGACTCGGGCACCTGAGGCTTCGATATGCTTGGCTGCTTCCAGCAGTTCCTCACGCCCTGCATTCTTCAGCGTGCTGTAGGACGAAGCGTCCACCTGCACTTGCACATTCCCGTCTTGCTTCTGCTCCTCCAGCCCACTGTTGACCAGCAGGATGGGCGTAACGGCGTTCTCGAACTCACCATCAGCCGTAACGAAGTCTTTGTTGACCACGACGCCCTCGAAAAGATAGGAGTCGTTAAGCGAGCCACCGGGCGCAGCGAGCACACGGACATCGGAAGCATCGCCGACAGCACGGATGGTGTCGACGCAGAGTTGAGCAACGCGGTCTTCGGATGCTTCCAATGACTTTCCTGTGATGGCTGTGCGTGCGATGGCTTGCAGTGAGCGCTCACCATCAACTGAGAGTTTCGGAAGTTCTTCAAGCACCATCGCCTGAGCCTTGGTGTAACCCTTGTTGACGACATTGGGGTGAAGGCCCTTGTCGAATAGACCCTCGGCGTTGCTTAGCAGTTGACCTGCGAGCACCACGCTGCTGGTGGTTCCGTCGTAGCAGTTCGTTTCTTGGACCTTGGACACCTCGACAATCATCTTCGCCGCAGGGTGGGCGCTATCCAATTCACGGAGAATGGTTGCTCCGTCGTTGGTGACGATGACATTTCCGCCACCGTCAACCATCATTTTGTCCATACCCATCGGACCAAGCGTGGTGCGGACAGTGCCGACGATGCGCTTGACAGCCTCGATGTTCAGTCGTTGTGCGTTGTGATTTTTGTTTTCAGTCATTCCCAGTTCACCTCAATTTCAACAATTGACCCGTCCTCCAACGAGCGGCTTTTCACCACTCCATTCTCACGACCGTGTTGGTAGAGGTCGTAGGTCAATTGAGCGTCTTTCAAGCAGTATTCAGCCACCTCAAGGTAGCGGCCTGCTCGCCATGCTTCAGGGGCATCGGCACTTGTCATGCTCTTACCGATGTCCAGTGTGTTACGGGCCAGCATCTCAAGGCTGGTAGCGATGTCCTTGCCGCCAGCGGCCTTGCTGACGAGTAGTTTGGTGTCAATGACACTCTCAGACTTGCTCATCAGGTCGCCTGCTGTCCAGCAGTCCAGTGCTGCGTTGAGCACTGGGAGGTCGAACTTCTTGATGTTGTGACCGAGCACGACGCCTCCAGCGTCAATGTGCTTTTGCAGGTGGTCGCCCAGCGTGCGTGGGTGAAGGTCGTGCACCTTGGCGGTAGCCATGTCAATGCTCTGTTTGCTGAAGACATCGCCGTTGGCTCCGTCCCATGTAGCGACAACGGTAGGCTCGAACAAGGCGTGCTTGTCCCAACCTCCAATCTCATACGAGTAGTTACCCGTCTCGATGTCAAGGGCCATTATTTCAGTCATGCCTCGGCCTCCTTCAAGCGGAGGTAGACGGTCGCCCCATCCTTTGCTGCGTTGAACATGTGTGCTGCCCAGTCGTTGAACTTCTTGAAACCAGTGGCTCGGGTGATGTGGAGGTTGGTGCAGTATTGCTGGATGACTGCTGACTTCTTACGCCAGCCGTCGCCACGCTTGTCAAGTTCAACAGCGGAGACAGAGTTGAACGCAGCCATCCAGTCCTTCTTGTGCTGCTCCTTCTCAACCTTCTTTGCACCGACTTCGACCTCACCCTCAAGCCACTGAATGAGGTTCTTGAACAAGTCGTAGAGGATGTCTTTCGCCATGTCAAGGTGCTCACCCGTGATGACCCACGACTCATCCATCATGGCGAGGTGCGTGGCGAGGATGACAGAGTAGTTCTCCATGGCGGGAACAAAGGATGCGACGACATCGGCGATGGCGAAGTTCAAGTCTTTGAGTAGACTGTAGAAGTCATCCACGACATCGTAGGACGCTGCGTAAAACGACTCATCAGCCGTGAACATCTCGTGCATGCAGGACTGAACGAGGTCCTCCTGCTCCTCACGAGTGCAGTTGTCCCACTCATTCTTCGTGGTCCCCGTTAGGTCAAGCACACGGTAGCGGAGGCGAGTCTCAAGCCCTCGGAAGTAATCGACGATGTCCTTGTAAGAAACAACGGTGTCCTCACCCTGCGTGAAAGCCCGGTTCATCCGAATCTGTGAAACCTGTTGGCGACGGTCCATGTCCCAATGGGACCAGTAAAGCAACACACGCTGGAAGATACCCTTGGTCAGCACATACTCCTTCACGCCCTTGGGCGGGTAGGTGGTAATCCACAGCGAGGCCAGCGACTCCGTTTCGATACGGCGACCACTCAGGTGCTTCACGAGGATGTTGCTGTTGCTCCCGATGGGGTTACAGGCGGACTGCAGGTAAAGCACCGTCTCTTGGCTGTGCTTACCGGGGTTGAGGATGATGGACCCCTCGTCAAAGTTGAGAGCCTTGCGTCCACCGAGCATGCCGTCGGTCTGCACAGTAATCTGCTCTTTCTTACCCTCGTCGTTGACGACTGTTTCAGTGGTCACACCACCGATGAGCCCGGCGTCCGAACCACTGGTGTATGCGTCGTAGGCGATGTCACAATCTTTCAGGACATCCCCGACAAACTCCCAAGCGATGGACTTGCCCGTCCTTGAGGGTTGAATCCAAAAGCAGTGAACACGGGGGTCAAGGTGAGTGTTACCCCACGGGATGCGCACATAGGGTGCAGCCACCTGCCCTTGAATGAAAAAGAAAGACAGCATGGCTGGGATGTCGTTGTCAATACTGACTTCCCCAAACTGGTCTACATACCCTCGGAAGAAGTCGAACTTTTTCACTGCTTGATAATCCACGGCTCGTCGCATAATTCTACCTCACCAACTACCTCTACTTAAACTATACGAAAGGCAAGACAACCGAGACATTTGACAAATATGATGCTGCCTTATAACCTACCGTCGGACAGTGCGTTGAATGTGCACCGGGTCTTCACTGGTGAGAACATCAAGAATCATCTTGCGTCGCTGCTCACCGAGCCCCTTGACTTGCTTCAGTGCCTCGGGGAACATCATCTCCTCAATGTTCCCACACTTCTCAAGGAGGCGGTCGACAAGGTCGGGTCCGATGCCGGGGATAGCGAGCAAGACATCCTTCCTGACATCATTGGTTGATACTCGACGCACGGCTTTCGCTCCGTGGCTGCTGGCTGGCTTGTGCAACTTGTCATGGAGTTTAACGACAAACAGCGCAGCCTCGCTGACATTGGGCGTGTAGAACACCTGACAGTCAAAGTCAGCCATGATGCGAGCGATGGTGCCGGTGAGTTCACTCTGCACTCGACTGTGCGTCAGGCGCTTACCGTTCTTGCTGCCCATGGCGACATGCTTCGCTACGCTCCCGTGCACAAGCAGGAAGAAGCGTTCGTAGTTGGCGTCCATGTTCTCCAGTTGTCGCCATAGGTGACCTGAATGGCTGGACTGAAACAGGTCGCCGATGCTCTTGGCTTCAACGCACGCTGCACCGAGTAAGTAATCACCTACCACGAGAGACTGACGGACGACGGCCAACCCTGACTTCTGCGCCTTACGCAGAATGGAGTCGCAGAGCGGTCCTCGCTCGTTGCTGTCAATGATGAGGTCGGGCTTAGGCATTGTTCCTTTCCTCCTCTTTCTTTTTTATGTAGCAAGCGCTGCACGGACGCTTCTCATTTGTGAAGATGATAGTTTGGTTGCAGCCCTTACACGGTGTGGCGGTGGGTAGAGAAGCAGCCAGTTCAACTCCAATTGGACTGAGGATGTATGTATTGACATCCCAGCAGTCGCTGCTTCCTACGGTTTTGGCTGACTTCACCTTCCCGAAGATTTCAAAGGCTTCGTCTTTACTGAGGATGTTGCTCAGGACAACGGTTGAAATGCCGTGTTTCCATTGAACTGTATAGTCAATAATCTCGTGGTGGGAGAGTGGTCTGTCAACCATGTCCAGCAATTGAATCAGGCGATTCTTGTAGCGAGTCCTCCTCGATGAACCTACTGTCCTCTTCATCACACTTCCTCCATGATACTCCCATCGTAGTAACGACATCGGCCCACGCAGAAACCATCTCGTTCAATGGTGGAGCAGCGGGGTGCGTCCAATCCACACTTGCCTTCGCCGCCGTAAATGATGCTTTCGACTTGCATTTTTGTCATGTCTTCCTTGAAGTCTACCCAGCCCTGCTTCTCGATAATTTCACACAGGCGTTGAACATGCTCCGCACGGTCTTCGTTGCTGACAGCCTCAGGTCGGAAGAACCAGCGCATGCGTGCTGCAAGGTAAGAAGCGAGGTGCAGACGGTGACGGTGTGTTGGGTTACCGACTCCAAGAGCGGGGGAGAGACAGGGGAGCACGACGATGTCGTCAAGCGTGACATCGGGCAGGTGCTCTACTCGCTCAACCTTACGCTTGAAGAAGTTCTTGCGCTCGGGCAAGGTGATTTCAGCGCCCTTGCTACCGTGCTCGATGTAACCGGGGCGAGGGTCTTGAGCGAGTTCCATCAAACCGTCGTGGTCCAGTTCAAGAATCTCCTTGCTCAAGAGGGGAATACTCCAACAACCACGGCGTGCGTTGTAGGAGTTGGGAATGCGAATCATGCCGCTCGTGTCGAAAGCGACAGCAGGGTCGTTACATCCGAGGTCCAACTTGCGATGCCAGTAAGACATCAGGTTGCGACCACCCTCTTTGATGCGGCGGACTTCTTGAGGAGAGGTCGGCATGTAGGTTTCAGAGAGGGGCACCCACAGGTGGAATCCACCGCCGCTGAACCACACGAAGTGGCGAATGTCTTCACTCAGCAGGAAACGATGTAGCCTTTTAACCTGCTCGTGCATGTAGGAGAACGGGACCTCAGCGCCACGCTGTTTGAAGTCCTTGCAGTCAAAGTCCATGATGAAGTGGTGGATGACTGGCGTGTCGTAATCGACTCGATGGTTGCGAGGCGGCTTGGTAGCACGATAGCCGTAGGCCGTAAAGTAGGCGTTACCGCTACCGTTCTTGCCCTTCCAGTATCGTTCCAACTCATCCCATGAACGAACGATGAATCGTCCACCCTGCATCCCGTTGGAGCCAATCTCCAGCACTTCCCGTGGGAAGTCCAAGCGAATGAAGCCCATGGGCTCACCAGTCTTGTCTCGGATAATTGGTCTTGATAAGCGCCAAGATGTGCTCCAGCGTGTCACGCAAGCACTCAGAATCCAAGGCTTGCGGGTGCACCGTGAGATGGAACTCGTAGTTCTTTGCCGGTGGTGGTAGAGGGATTTCTTCACCCAAGTCACCGAACTCATCAAGCGTGGTCTGCCTCATGGCGTGGGAGCCAACGAGAAGGAACTTCCCGTTCTTCGGCAACCCAATGCGCAGCGTGAAGCCGTCATGCGGCCGTCGCTCACGCAGCAGTTCTTCCAATTCATTCATCTGTATTCTCAAGGTTTCCCTATCAATCATGTATATCATCTCCTATTTTGTAATCCCCCATCCAAGCCGGGCAGCGCTCCATGAAGTCACAGTAACTGCACTTGCTCTCGTTCTTGTCAGCAGGGAAGTCTCGCTTAAGGTGAGCGTCGACGAGCGCCTTGATGCGCTTCTCGACGGTTTTGGGTGCGTAACGGCCACCCGGCCCGTTCACGGGCTCGTAGTCCCACACAGGACCATCGCCACCATTGATACCGCCGCCGGGAAAAGCCCAGCCCCATCCGACAACGGGGAGGAACTCCATGTGCGGGCTGTGTTCTAACATCATACGGTAGAACTGCATCTCAGAACGCATCTGAGCGGGCTTGTATTTGCTCCACTTGCCGGTCTTCAGTTCCATGAGAATGATACCCATGCGGTCATCGTCCATGAACATCCGGTCGATGTAGCCTTTCATGTGAATCGGCACCTCGGTTCCGTCGCTCGCTACAACGATGCGAGTAGCATGCACTTCCGTCTCGTTACCCACGGGGAACCAGTCCTTGATTTCATCACGCTCGCAGTTGCACAGCCGTTGAAACGCCCACTTGACATAGAGTCGTAGTTGCTCAGGCTCCCCGTAGATGTATGGCTCAGGAGGTGTAGGGAGTGTGTCGATGCAGAGGCTCAGGGCGGTGTCCTTGTCGCCCTTCTCGATGAGGTCGTAGACATCCTCTACGACATCTTCCATGGCCTTCCACCAGTATTCGACAGCGTCGTGGACATTGGACCCACGGATGTGATAGTCCTGCTCCTCGCCACGCAGGCCGAGAATCTGCTGGAAGTAATACTGCTGAGGGCACCAATCGAAGGTGCCGACCGATGACTTGGTGACTCGGAGAATCTTGTCCTTCATGTCGGGGTCCCAAGCGTAAGTGCTCTTCTCGTAGGATTTGAGGAGGTCTTCGTGCTCGTAAGTGTCACGCTCGTTATTGCCCCCTTCGGGGTTGGGATTCCATCTCACTTCCAATCACCTCGTAGTGCTCCTGCGAGAGTGTCAAGGGAACGCATGTCGTTATCGTCCTTCAACCACACATTGTCGCAGATGGTCTTGACTTCTTCACCCTTTGAAGCAACATCGGCGGCGAAGTTCCAACCACGAACAATGACTCTATTGCCTGACTCGGTCGTGAGCCACAGTAGAATACTATCGCTGTTGACATACTTCTCAAGTTGCTTTGGAGGCACCATGCGCTTGAGTTTGTCCCAATCTTCACCCCGAAGTCCCTTGACTTCGACCGGTTTTTCTTTCAGTTCAATGTCAGGGTTCTCAATGTCGCCACGGTAATTCGTCTTCATTGATTGATAGAGGCGAGTGAGATAGACTTCAGCGGCAATTTCACAACGGGCACCAACGATAGCGCCGAAAAGACGGTTGTGGCTGTAGACACCAGTCCCAGTGTTGTCGTGATGCTCCTTGGTTTTTTGAGCGTGTTCACGACACCACTCCACTTGTGAGTTGGTCAAGTTGATGGTGACCGCTCCGTTGATGGTTTCAACCATGGCGCTCATCCGAAGTGACCCCCCGGTGAGTTGGTCATGCGCTTGTATTCACGAGCGAAGTTGGTCAGGGCCATCTCCTTGCTCTGAGCGACGACATCAAGGTCAGCGAGGTATTGCTCCTCAAGCACAACATCAATGCGAGCGACGGCATCCCACGGAAACAGGACATGACCTTCGCCTGTGTCAACAGCCATGAAAGGTGAGAAGGGACCGTCAGGTAGAACGAACTCTCCCTCGACAATGTCACTTGTGCCTCCGGGCTTAGCGAACTCCACTTTGACCTTCATTCGCTCACCTCTTCCATCAGGCGCTGCACATACACAGCAGCGTCCATGAGTTCTTCCTGCAGGTGCTGCAGCCACTCCAGCAGGTTGAGGTCGCCACGCTCCATGGTTACACCATACTTCTCTTTCCCAACAGCAGCACGCTGCTGAATCTTCTTGCACACTTCATCTTCAATTCTGCTCATTCTTCTTCAACTCCATAGATGCGCTTCGCTTTTTCGTAATAGCCTTCAATCATGCGCTTTTCTTCTTGCGTCCGTAGTCGCTTGAATATCCTATCCCAAAATCCATTCATCTCAATCACCAATAACTTTTGGGAACCACATCTCCCGCTGCAGCGGCGATGTCCCAACCCACGCTCTCATAGAGACGCTTGAGTTTTGACTTCACTAACACATCAAGGACCTTATCCCAGTCCACGATGTAGTTTGACAGTTCTTCTACCTCTCGGAAGGCGATGAAGGCGACAGGTGAATCCTGACCCTTGATGGTGACAAAGTCAGCAACACCCTCGTTGACACCTTTGACATAGGTCCATGTCACGCTGTCGCCCTTGCGCCATAATTCGCCACCGCAGTGTTGGTTGTAATATAAAGCAGCCTTGGCTCCCGGCGTGGGCGAATCGTAGTCGGTCGGGTCCTTGGTTAAACGAGTGGAACACGCCGTGTCTTTGATGGGCACCTCGCCGTTCTTGACGGCAAGGGACAATGCACGCAGCGTCTCAGTCACTTCTTCCTCTTCGGCTCCGTGACCGATGAGGCGCATGGCTGTCTCCTGAATCTCCTTCGTGATGGCTGCAGAACTGGATGCTTTGATTTCATAGCCTGATACCTTCAGTTGCCCTGCGTCGCTCTCAGGCCACACCTTGTAACCGAAGTAGCGGTTCTTGACAGGGGCCGTGGTCCAGTAGTCGAAGTAGGCTTCCAGTTCCACATCCATGTGAGACAGGTCCAACTTAGACTGAGCCGTGCTTGTCAAGTGCTCAGCGAGGGTATGAGCCTCCTCGAACGGGACTTGGATGAAGGCGGAGTCAGTGTGGCCGAAGAGGGACTTGTAGCCCATCTCCTCGCTCTCGCTCATCAGGTGGCGGATAGCCTCACGCCCACGGAAGGTGATGGAGGAAGCGATGTCGTTGTCAATCCACATACCGTCGACAGCCTTCATGCCGCACATGCCGTAGAGGGCGTTGACAGCGACCTTAGCGGCAGTCTGCAGCATGTTGTAGCCGAGGCGCTCTTCCTCGCTCTGAGCCTCTTTCATGAGTTGCTTGTAGCGTTTTCTGAGTTCCAGCATCTCTTCCACGATGGATGGGAGTAGACCCTTCTTGGTTTGGTCCCAGTGCGTTCCGTTGCCGAGGCTTTTGATACCCGGCCCCGGACCGTCACGCTTCGTCTCATAGGAGAGGTTGTCACTGAGAATGATGTTCGGGTAGAGTGCGGCGTAGTCCACCAGCGCAACGCCAACATGACGGCCGGGAATGGGGTCAGGGATGTAGGCCGCTTGCATATCCACACGATTCTTGTTGCGTGCGCTCGGTGCTTTGAGGTCCGTGCGCCTACCGATGAGGCCACGGAAGTAACGAGTCACCTTGTGCGTGCTTCCCCATGAGACACCGCACAGTTGTTGCATAGCGACGAAGAAGTCGATGGCGTTGAGGCGCTCAGCGATTGCTGAGAGTAGTGTAGTGTCACGAACACAGTAGTCTACGAAGTGGTCGTAGTGGTCATACCAACCATTGAACACCGTCATGCCTTCGATTTCATCCGTCAGTTTGGAGCCAAGGTCCAACAGACCAGCGATGGTGTTCAACTTGCGGTTAGGTAATTGCCCACGCCCGGACTTCTGCCACAGTGTCTCGAAGCCACTACCGCTCTTCCAGTGCGCTGCTGAGTCCCAGCAGAGGCGTCCTTTGATGGGCTGCTGCGTGTCCTTGTAGCCACTGTCCTTGAACGGCTTGACCACTTGACCCAACGGGGAGAGGCGGTCAGGGTTGTCCAGTCGGCGCAGCAGGTGCGGTAAGTCGGCCCACATGATAGCGTGAGCCACGAGAATATCGGGGTCACAGGCCTCCATGTGTTGAAGAAACGCTTCGTGCATGGCGGCTTCGCTGCCGAACTGATGAAGCATGTAGCCACCCTCACGCTCGACATAGGTGACACTCATCGTGTCGACGCCGCGCTTCCAAGCGAAGGCCACAGGCACATCAGCGTGACTGTCAACCACGGCCATGACGGTCGTGAAGTCTTGCTTCGGGTCCCACTCAAGGTCGAAGAACCACACACGAGGGTGGAACTCAGGGATTTTCTCAGGGTAGAAGTGCAGCAGGATTTGCTCAAGGTAGTTCAAGTCTGCTTCATAAGTGTCCATGAGGTCCTTGACTTCCCAAAGGTCGTTCGGCTTGTCGACCTCGACCTTGATGAGAGCGCGACCGTCACGGCCTGTCGCCTTCTCTTTGTAGAGGACATCGGCAGCAGGAATGCGATTGGCTAAGCGATTCAACTTCCACTGAGGTGTGTTGGATGGAATCCAACAGAATGGACGCAGGTAGTCATCGTCTTCAGGATGGACGGTGCGTGTGACCAAGGCTCCGTCCTTACCCCTCGTCCTAAGGTAGAGGGATGGTGCTCCGAACGAGTCGGACCACTCAGGATAGAACCAGTCGACAATCACGCTATCACGCTCTTTGGTCAACCACGATAAGCAAGTCACTGTTCTGTCGCACTGCGAGGATGGTGCTTGCGCCAAAATGAATCTCAGCAGGACCTTCGCTCAGCAGCCCGATGGTTTCCATCAGCCATGGCCCGTAGGTAGACTCGATGCTGGCGTTGGGACCGACAGGGTCCGTCAGCGTGACTGTGTTGAACAACCGAGCCTCATGACGCTTTCCTGCAGTGATGCTAAGTTCAGCCTCTTCTGCATTAGCGATGATTCTGAAGACAGGGCTGGCGTTAAGGATGCCTCGCATCTTCGACACCGTTAGCAGGTCGGTGATGTTCACCGTGCCGCTGACTTCCAAGTCAAAGGTGCTCCACTTTGTCCACTGCGAGTCAATGGTCTGATTGATGAGACGCTCGATGAGCGGGACCTTGCTGTAGGAAACAACGGCCGTGCTGCTCGGAAACTGCACCTTCGTGGTCCCGGCGTTGATGTAGAGGGTCTTGCCGCTACCCATTTGCTTCAGGGTCACCGTGTCACCCTTGGCGCTCTTCAAGAACTTACATGCCTTTTCCAACTCGCTGATGTCAATGGTGCCTGCTGTCTTCACAGTGCCCTCGACCTGACGCTCCTTGTGAAAGTAGTGTGACATGAAGGCCACCGTGGCCGTCATCTTACCGTCAAGGGCAAAGGTGACCTTGAGGTCGCCGACATTGTTGCCGAACGAGGAAAGGAAGCCCAGTGCCTGCTTGCGGTTAATCGTTACTTCTGTCATTTACTATCACCTTTTTTTCTCACACGGGTGGGGGAACGGTTCGGAGGCACCCCTGCCCCCTGCCTCAAACAACCAGCAAGCGATGGGATGCACGCTGGGAAGAAACAAACCATAACCGTTTTTATTCAGGCAAACCCCCATGTGTGAGTGTGTCTCAGAGTGAGCCGTCGTAGAGTTCGGGTAGCCCGAACCACTGCGGCTCCTGTCCAGCCTCCGTGATGAGTGTCGTTCGCTTTTGTCCCTGCAAGCGAGCATTGGTCTTGCTCTTGTCAAAGGTCACTTGGTATTCGCTGCGGACAACTTCACCCGTCTCGTCATCCAGCACATCCTTGCGCTCACAGATGAGGATTTGATAGACGAAGTTGTTGCTGGCCTTCTCCCAGTCGGGTCGCCACGCTGGGTCAGCGGCCTCGCTCTTGCCGAAGGAGTAGTTGGTCAGGCGCAGGTGCGTCTCCCAAAACACTCGGACACCAGCCTTGACCAGTGCACGGCACAGGCCAGTCAGTTGGTGGAAGCGAGTCTTGCGGATGGCCCAGTCCCATTGATGCCCGACCTTCTTGTTCCAGTCAGCGGCTTCGATACCGTCCTTGGCGATGTTGAGGTCAACGATACGCATGCAGTTGACACACACGCTGTCCCACAGGTCGACACCAGTGACAAGAAGACCCCACAGGCGGGTGCCGGTGTAGTCAGGGTCACGCTGCTTCTGAGCGATGTCGACAGCAAACTGGACAATGCTCATGACACGGTCGTGAGTAGCAGGGTAGTCGTAAGCAGTGCGGTCGCCACGGGACATGACCCATGGTTCCCAGCACTTGATGCGACCTTCGTGAGCATGGAACGCTGACTTGTTGGCGGCACCGCCACCCTCGAAGTCAAGAATCCACAGTTCCTCACCAGCCTCACGAGCACGCTCGTCCTTGGTGAAAGCGTCCGTCACGATAGCGGTCTTACCGGTGTTGTCG